CTCTCTAATAGGTAAGAACACCATAACACACACGTCTGACAGTCGTCAACCTTCGACGTAACGTAAACGTAAGACGTAAAGACTTGACAAATTTTTCAAACGGTCAAGAGCATTATGACCGCCCGAAACCTCAAGGTTTCCTCAAGGCCAAGGGTTGAATGAGAATAAACCTATTAGCATTATAAATGCTAATATAGCAATTACATTATTACCTCTATTTGTTAATTTCATACCATTACCTCTCTAGTGGGATATACCTCATCGGTAAAACTATTTACAGTTAGGCCGGTGTGAATTGTCAATTCATAGTTATCAATAGTGACATAAGCATGAGGGAATAAATCCCCTACTAATGCAATGAATTCATCATATGACATGATTAGACCTCCGCTTTGTTTGCAGCAATTGCTTTGTTTAGAATTCTTACTAATTCTTCGGCATCGTCCATTGTTAGGACAATACCGGCAGACTTTGTGTATTCGCCTAGATTCTTATCTTTAGGCCATTTGGCAAAGATATGAATAGCGATATCGGTAGATAGTGGGACGTGGTTTAGATAAACCTCGCCATTTGAATTACGGACTAAGCCGGGTGCGAATTGCATTTGCATTTTAGTTTCCTCCCCATTCATGGGCTACCGTGTAGCCGCCCTTGATCTCGCAAGGGGCACAGACTACAAAGTTCCAACCCTCATACGGATCGCCACACATGCGGCAGGTGCGCTGACGGAAGCCCTGTTCGGGGCGGTGGGTGAGAGTGATGATCATGACTTGCCTTTCGTTGTTGTTTGCTTATGTAGTTAGTCTAGCAGGGGGGTCTGACAGTGCTAGGGCTTAACGGTTAACTCTGCCACATATCCCAGAACAATCGATGGGTCATCATAGGTGGCACGTTCGGCCTCTAGATAAGCCTCCGCACCCTCGCGGGTGAGGTGCAACGAATACGGTCCCTCATAGGGTTCGATAACTCCCCAGATGATCATGTCAGATCCCCTCGCAATCATGGGCCTCGGTGTGATCAACCTCACAGTAGATGCATCCCACCATTTCATCACAATGCTCACAGAATAGGGCATCCTGCATCTCACCACAGTGAAGAAGGGTATCGCCTAGTGAGTAGTAGTTAGCGTTAACCTGTACGCGGAGGGGGCGGGAGGTTTCGATGAACTGCATTTTCTTGCCTTTCGTTTGTTTAACTTGATGACTACAGTCTAGCAGGTAGGTCTGACATTACAAGGGGAAAAGCGCACCATTTTCCTCAAAGTTTGCTCAAGGAAATTAATCGAACACCCGTATGGGCGCACTAATTATACCAAATTTCCGTTTTGTGGAATGGCATCATACAAATTTAAAATTTATTAACATTTTTTGATTTTGAATTGTAACGGTTGTGTAACGGGTGGGCTTGTTACATGTTTTTTTCATTTATACTTCGTAGAGTGTTATTTCTTCTGAGTCGTAGGGTACTAAATCTATTAGTCCTAGTTCTTCGTCGTCGTATTCCATTCGCCAAGGAAGGGGTCGGCAGGGCATTAGTGTTCCGTAGTTTTTTGATGAGTCAACTATTTCTATGTATGACATGTCTTCTTGACTGTCTAGTCTGCGGAAGGCGTTTCCTCCTTCTATGTATGCTCTCATTTTAATTTAATTCGCTTTCGTATGGTATGAATTCTATTTTTTCTGAATGTTCATCTTGGTATTCTATTTTCCAAGGGAGGGGGCGGGTTGGTATGTGTATGGTGTAGGGTGTGTCTAATATTTCTATTTCTATTGTTGGTTTTCTATTTTTATTTATTAGGTCGTGTTTTTCGACGTAATAGTTTTCTGGTTCGGAGTATTCTATGTACGCTCTCATAGTGTTGTTATGTAACTGTAATCTTTCCTTTGTTGTGTGTAGGTTATTTCCATATGGCAGTTGAAGCATAGGATTCTACATTTTTCTATTTCTTTCAAGATGGTGGGCAGGGAGTATCGGTTTCCTTTGATCATATCTGATATGTGTACGAGTTTTCCATTTTTTGTTCGATATTTTGTTGTGGGATCGATATGGTCGAAAGTGAGTGCGGCGGGATGTGTTGCATATCCACATATGCTACAACCATTACTCATCTTTAAATAATCCGTATACTGTCTATGTCTCATACCTATCATCTCTCTTGTTGCTCATCGTCTAAGCGGAGGCTTGGGTCTGGTCCTAGAGTGTATCCTTGTGTGTGTAAATCTGTCAAATCTGTAATGTTTGCGCCAAGTTTATCTGCTATTATACAAAGAACATCGTAGATGCGTAAAGATTGAATATACATGCCGCCTAAAATTTCTAGCATGGTAGCATTCGTATCAGTTGGAATAGTATAATCATATTCGGACATGCTAAAACCTCTTATTTTCCAAGAGAAAATCGATGTGTTCTTTTACTTCGGCGCTCATTTTTTCGTATAACCTCAAACCGGGTATGAGTGTGTAATCACAGTATGGGCACTTAAGTTTCATTTTATCCTTCTCGTAGTCAAATTGGGGGCGTAGAAGTTCGTGATCAGAATCTACACACAAAACACCCTTGACAACATTCTCCCTCGCTAGAATATAATGATTAAAGAAGATATAATTTTCCATATAGTATAATTCTTTCTATAGATAATTTCTATATATATAAAGAAAGTGTAACATGAAAATACTTTTATCGGGCGCTTTTGCCCACATGGAAGTTCAAAACGGTTGGGGTAAAGCCGCTGAAGGTATGTACTATGAACTTAAGAAAAGTGATTTAGACATACAACTAGCATCGAGATTTGGAACTTTTTTTCAAGACTACGACGCAGATGTAGAAATTTCTTTCCAGTACCCAGCAAAACATAATTTTTTAACTGAAGATACTTACAAGATAGGGATAACCCCTTGGGATTCTTCTGAAGTTCCCGCAGAAACAGTTGAACTTTTTTCTAAATTAGACGAGGTTTGGGGAACATCTAAATGGACATCTGAGATTTATAGAAAAAATAATGTAAATAAAAATATTTTTACTTACTGTCATGGAATGAGTAATAAATATACTCCAAAAAGGAATGTACATCATAAGGGGAAACCGTTCACATTTTTACATGTTGGTGCGCCTGCTGCTAGAAAAAATGCTCAATTGGTAGTTGATTGTTTCATCGAGTTGTTTGGTGAAGATCCTAATTATGAGTTGATAGTTAAGTCTTATCGGGAATCAGGCGTTAGTGTTCCAGACCCAGATTTCGGTGTTATATCTGGCCCTCCTGATGTTTTTTATGAAAATATTAAAATGATTCCAGAGCCAGTGTCATTGGAAGAATTGATAGTTCTTTTTGACCTAGCAGATGTATTTGTATATCCTAGTTATGGAGAAGGTTTTGGTTACACTCCACTAGAGGCTATTTGCTCTGGCACCCCCACCATTTGTGTTCCAGATTGGGCTGATTATGCAAAATACATAACAGTTCCTTTAAAGTCAAATATTTCAGATTCTCCACACGACTTCCACCCCGGCAAAGTTTATATGCCAGATAAAGAACATTTAAAAGAATTAATGCTTAGTGCTAGAGATGAACATGAAAAATGGTCAGAGTTAGCGTTTCAAAATGCTCCCTTAGCCTATGAAGAGTTTAAATGGGAAAATACAACAAAACCCATTATTGAAAGATTAAAAAATATTCAAATTTCTAGAAATCTATAGTTTGCTATGTTACGATAGAAATCTAAGATTAAAAAACGAAAGAGTGAGCAGGATGATTGAAAATCCTTATGAGAATTTTATTGCAATTAGCAGATACGCTAGATGGATCGAAGAACTAAACCGTCGTGAAACATGGGAAGAAACTGTAGATAGATACTTTACATTCATGTTAGATCATTTAAAGACTTTCAACTATTACCCAGATCCAAAACTTGTAGAAGAATTAAAGCAGAATGTAACAGATCGTAATGTTATGCCATCTATGCGTGCTGTTATGACTGCTGGACCCGCATTGGACCGCGACAACGTAGCAGGATACAATTGTTCATTCCTTCCAGTAGATTCACTACGATCCTTTGATGAAGCCATGTATATTCTCATGTGTGGCACAGGTGTCGGTTTCTCTGTAGAAAATGCACACATCAATAAACTTCCAATCATCAATGAACATTTTGAGAAATCTAGCACAGTCATCCATGTAGATGATTCTAAGGCTGGTTGGTCTAAGGCTCTACGCGAACTTCTCGCTATGCTTTGGGTTGGGCAAATCCCATCTTGGGACGTATCTCAGGTACGCCCAGCAGGAGCAAGACTCAAAACTTTCGGCGGTCGTGCATCAGGACCAGATCCCCTCATCAATCTTTTTGATTTTTGTATTCATACAATTAAGAATGCAGCCGGTCGTAGGCTTCGTGCTGTAGAAGCACATGATATTATGTGCAAGATTGGTGAAGTTGTTGTTGTGGGAGGCGTTCGTCGCAGTGCAATGATTTCCCTTTCAGATCTTACTGATACTGAAATGTCTAAGGCTAAGTTTGGGTCATGGTGGGCAACTGAACCTCAACGTGCCCTTTCTAATAATTCTGTTGCATACTCTGGGCGACCAACCATGTCAGATTTTATGGAAGAATGGAAGAATCTTTATGATTCACAGTCTGGTGAAAGAGGTATCTACAACGTAAAGGCTGCTCAGGTACAGGCTGCTAAATATGGACGACGTGACGCTGATATTCGATATGGTACTAATCCCTGTAGTGAAATTATTTTGCGTCCATACCAGTTCTGTAATCTTTCAGAAGTTGTTATTAGAGAGCAGGATGACGAGAAAACAGTTGCTAGAAAAGTAGAACTTGCTACTATTCTAGGTACTTGGCAGTCAACTCTTACTAATTTTAAGTATCTTCGTAAGATTTGGAAGCAGAATACTGAAGAAGAAAGACTTCTTGGTGTGTCTCTTACAGGACAGTTTGGTAATGAAATTTTTTCAGGAAAGCAGGGTACTGAAAAATTGTCTAAAATTCTCGATAATTTGAGATTGCTTGCTGTTTCTGTAAACGAAAAGGAAGCAGAAAATCTTCATATTAATCCTGCCGCTGCGATTACTTGCGTGAAGCCTTCGGGTACAGTTTCTCAGTTGACAGGTGTTTCATCTGGTATGCATCCTTGGCATAGCGAGTACTATATTCGTACTGTTCGTGGAGATAAGAAAGATCCTCTTACTAAGTTTCTTTATGATTCAAGTGTTCCTGCAGAAGATGATGTGATGAAACCAAATGACACTACTGTATTTTCATTTCCTATAAAGGCTCCAAAGGGCGCAGTCCTTCGTAATGATTTAACTGCAATTGAACATTTAGAAACTTGGCTAGTATATCAACGTCACTGGTGTGAGCATAAACCATCTATTACAGTTTCCGTCAAGGATCATGAGTGGATGGAAGTTGGTGCTTGGGTCTGGGATCATTTTGACGAGGTTTCTGGAATCTCATTCTTACCACATTCAGATCATACTTATCGTCAGGCTCCATATCAAGAAATAACTAAAGAGCAATATGATAAGGCTGTTAAAGAGATGCCAAAGACTATTCAGTGGAATCTTCTTCCAATGTATGAAACGGAAGACGGTACTTCTGGAACACAATCCCTCGCTTGTGCTGCCGATGGTGCTTGTGAAGTAGTAGATATCTCAGCCTAAATGCTATAATTGAAAATAAAAGGCAGGAACTTTGTCATATTCATTATTAGTTAAAGGTGATAATCCTTTAGGTTATTGGCAATTGAATAGTAATTCAATTATCGGTGGTAATCTAAGTGGAACAAATCTTGTTTTCCAAGCACCACCCCTGACAGCAAACACTGGCTCTTCTTTGTGGGTAACATATGCAAATAATGCTTCAGTTTCTATTTCTAATACATACGATGCCTTTCATAAAAATTATGAAAGATCTCCCTTTGATATAGAGTTTTGGTTTTCATTTAATAATATTCTTGATGGTTCCGGTTATTTAAAAAATTCTTCTAGCACAACTCAATATTTTAGTAATAATTTATTAAAAATAATAAAAATATCGAATGGTACATCAGAAATTGGTTATATTGGTTATGATTATGATGATAATACATTTAGATTTTCAATAAATGGTTCTAGTAATTCTGATGCATATATACCTATTAGATATTTAAATGTTCCATTTTATGTTGTTGCTTCTTACAAAAATGGTAAAACATCAATTTTTGTAAACGGAGAAAATGGTGTTAATGGTGAAGTTGTAGATTATAGCCTGTTTTCATCTAAACCTTCTGGTTCCTTTATTATAGATAGCAAAACTTTAACCTCTAATTCTGGTCAAGGGTTCGTGATGAGCGACCTTGCTTTTTATGATTATCCTTTAAGCACAGAACAAAAAAGAAAAAGAGTTGTTTGGGCATATCACAACGAAAAACCCACCCTTTTATCAAAAACTTTAGGTATTTCCTATTTTGATATTTCTGAAAAAAATTATCATCTTTTACATTATGAATCCATAATGGGTTCAGGGTTTGAAAAAAATACAGTTATAGAAAATTTAACTGTTAATGAAATAAATGGTTTGACTATTCCAGTTGTATCCGATATTGTTTTAAACGATAAATCTGCTAATTCATCCAGCATTATATTTTCTTCAAGCGGAGCCAATATTAATGATTACGGATCTTTGGTTGTTCAAGATTTAAATAAGTTAGTAGGTTCAAACTCACCATTTTCTTTAACATGTCAAGTAATAAGAAATACTTCAAGTTCTGTATATTTGTTTTCCTTTTTAGACTCAAGTACTTCAAATTTAATTTATGGTTTTTATGATACTGCCGGTTTCTCTGTTAATTATTATAATTTGGACACCCTAGCAACATCAAGCATAACTTACATACCTTGGCCCACGGTTTCTACAACTACATACTATATGGGTGTAACATTTAATAGTTCAAGTTTAACAAGTTACTGGAGTTCTGGAGGATCAACTTCTTCTACTGTTTATGCCAGCATTACTCCTGTGCAAATAAAATCAGGAACTCAATTAGAAATTGGTAATTCTCTTTCTTTAAATTCAGCATCTTCAGATTCAAGAATTAAAAATTTTGGAATTTCAAACTATACAGGAAATTTAACTTGGATAAATAGTTCTGGATTTGATTATTCTGTAAATCAGAAATTTTTAGCAAGACTTACTTCTGATTTAAAAATTTCTCAAATTGGTTATTGGATAAAAAATATTCCAATTTCTGGTTATCAAAATTCTATAATTTCAAGTAAAATTTCTTGGGATGCAATGGATAATTGTTTAGTTGAAACTTCTGTTGATAGAGGCTCGTCTTGGACAAAAATTATTAAAGGCTCACAGATACCGGGATTATCTTATTCAAATTTAAATAATGATGTTTATGTAAGAGTTACAATTCCAACAGAATATAAAGTACAAGCAATCAATCAATCTTTTAATAATTTAGATATAAGTATTTATGAAAATATGTCTTTTCTTTCAGAAAATAATAAATATGAATTAATTGAAAAAACAGACAGTGTTGGTCAATTTTCTTTAAATTTGCAAAGATTAGATCAACCAATGCTTTTTAGGAAAGATAATTTTGGATTAAAGTTTGATAAAAATACTGCAGGTAGTGTTCAAGGGTATGCCCAAATATCACCTACTGCAAGCACTTATGGGTTTTATGGCATAGACTTTTGGGTAAGGTTTAATTCAATTGATTCTGGAAGAGTTAATAATGTTTTAGTTTTAGGCGCAGCAGGGCCAACAATCTCAATTGGAACAACTGGAAGCCTTTCTTACACGACTGGTAACCTATACATTAATGGAAATAAAATTACTAGTAATGCTTTTACTCCATCTGCTGGTTTATATTATCATTTTACTTATGATTTTGGCAATGTATATACATCTAGTTTTATAAATATTGGTGGCTCGGTTTCTGGTCAACATATGCATAGTTGTGTTGGTTATATTTCAATGTGGAGCAGTTCAATAACTGCTGCAACAGCATCTTCTAGGTATTTAAATTATGTTGGGAATTATACTGTTCAAGTTCCTGCTGACACAACAGCAACAACATCCGACTTGTCCGTTTCAACACAATGGCAACCTATTTGGTATTCAGATAGCATAACAACGGCTTGTGCATTCAAACTTGGTTAAAAATTATCAATTTTGATAAAAAAATGGTAGTATTGTGTCATGAATCCAAGAGGTAGTAAAGTAACAATTGTTGAAGAAGTGTCATATGGACTTTATTTGTGGCAAATGCCAGATGGCTCCCTTGTTGCAGATGAAGAAGGTAATCATATGAATATTGCTGCAATGAAAGGTGATATTCGTAAAATAAATGCTTTAAAACAATTTGCAAAATCTTGGGGTATTGAAGAAGGCAAGCCTATCTGGTTCGGCGGTCATCGACAAGTAACTTTAGATGAATATGAAGAACAAAAACAAAGACTTGAATGGGGTTTAATCCCCGATGAGTTAGATGTTCCAGCAATTAAAGAAGATTTAATTCAAAAAAAGAAAATGGGGCTTTTGTAATGGCATTGTTTCCTGTCGATGATTTAGATGATGATGATAATTTAATAAAAATATCTACTGGCAGTATGCTAAAAGATTCATTTATTTCTGAAAATTCATTTGAAGATCCTTTTTCTAAAAGTTGGGAAGAATTGTCAAAAATTGATGGTTTGAGTGCTAATTTTAGAAGAAAAGCAAATCGTTTAGAAAAAGCCTATACTGGTCGCGGAGATGCTAAGTCAAAGAAACTTGATCCGCTCGATCTTACAGGTTATTCACTTTTTCAAATTGTTCAGCCGCCATACAATGTTATGTATTTGGCTCAACTTTATGATATTTCTCCATTTCATCATTCTGCTGTTAATGCAAAATGTGCAAATGTTGTAGGACTAGGTTATCATTTTGAAGAAACTCAAAAAATGTTAGATAAAATTGAAGATGTTCTCGATGATCCAGCCAAATTAGATAAAGTTAGACGTAGAATTGCCAAAGCAAAACGTGAATTAACTGATTATTTAGAGTCTATGAACTCAGATGACAGTTTTTTGCGTATTATGAAGAAAATTTATACTGATTATGAAGTTACAGGTAATGGTTATATGGAAATTGGTCGAACTTCTTCAGGAAAAATTGGTTATATTGGTCATATCCCAACAACTACTATGAGAATTCGTCGCCATAGAGATGGGTTTGTTCAAGTTGTCTACAATCGTTACACTTTTTTCAGAAATTTTGGTGATATCAACACTGAAGATCAAATTGGTACAGATCCGCAGCCAAACGAAGTAATTCATTTCAAAAAATACACACCAACTAACACTTATTATGGTGTTCCTGATATTTTATCTGCTAAAAATGCAATTGCTGGTGATGAATTTGCCTCTAGATTTAATCTTGATTATTTTGAGAATAAAGCAGTTCCTCGATACATTATTACTGTAAAAGGTGCTAAATTAAGTGCAGATTCTGAAAGAAAATTACTTGAATTTTTCCAAACAGGGTTAAAGGGAAGAAATCATCGCACTTTGTATATCCCATTGCCATCAGATGGTGAGAATTCTCGCGTAGAATTTAAAATGGAACCTGTTGAAGCAGGAATTCAAGATTCTTCATTCAAAAATTACACATCTGAAAATCGTGACAGGATTTTAACCGCTCACAGTGTTCCTGTAACTAAAATTGGTGGTGTAGATGTTGGTGGTTTAGCCGCAGCAGCGGCAGCAGACAAAACTTTCAAAGAACAAGTTACTCGCCCAGCGCAGGATGAACTTGAACAAAAAATAAACATGATTATTCGTGAATTTACCGATGCTTTCACTCTTCAGTTTAATGAACTTACCCTTACTGATGAAATTACTCAAAGTAAAATTGATGAAGTGTATCTTCGTATGCAAGTCATTGCTCCTAACGAGGTTCGTGTTAGAAAGAATCTTCCTCCGCGTGCTGGTGGAGATGAACCTGTTAAAATTGGTGCTGCGGCAGCAGCAGAAGAAAATGCACAGGCAGGGCAAACAAGAGTTAGAGATGGTCAGCGTACTGCAAATGCTTCTGATACTCATGGAGATAGAAATCCTCAAGGCGAAGGTAGGAAAACACCTTAAATTTTGATTTGACAAAATTTAATGTTAACATTTAAACAAATGGAAATTAACAAAGTTTCATGGAACAATAGCGAAAAGAAAGTTAATCTAGCATTTCCTATCGCTAAAGTCAATAAGGAAAAACGTACTGTTTCGGGGTTTGCTACCCTTGATAATATTGATCGTCATGGAGACATTGTTACTCCAGAGGCCAGCGAAAAGGCTTTTACTCGTTTTCGCGGTAATTTGAGAGAAATGCACCAACCTATTGCTGTAGGTAAGGTGCTTTCTTTTTCTCCAAAAGAATTTTTAGATCCAGAAACAAATAAATCGTATCAGGGTGTGTATGTTGATGCATATATTTCTAAAGGCGCTCAGGATACATGGGAAAAAGTACTTGATGGCACTTTAACAGGATTCTCTATAGGCGGGAATATTGTTGAAGCCTCGTACGAACCCGGTGACTCAAAAGATGATACTAGAGTCATTAAAGATTATGAACTTATGGAACTTAGTCTAGTTGATAACCCAGCCAACCCGCTTGCAAACATTTTTTCTATTCAAAAAGGTACAAATGGATTAATTTTAAAAGGTATGGCTGTAGACACTCAAATTGAAAATGTATTTTGGTGTAACACTGATTTAATTGCGACAACATCTAGTGGACCTACATCTGATTGCATTTCTTGCGGAGAATCAATGTCTAATGTTGGTTGGGTAGAAAAATCAGACATAGAGAAAAATGTTAGTATTAAAAAAGTTATAGATACTTATTTTAAAAAAGACGATGCTCCCGGTCCAACACATGCAGCAACTACTAGGGATGCTGATGCCGGTACCAATGCAAATGGTGCAATAACTAGTGAAGATACTATTAACCTTTATCCTGATCAAAATAAAATAAAGAAAAGTGAAATTTCTACCGGCGACTTTGTAACATGGGGTTCCAGTGGCGGTTCTGCTCATGGTAAAGTGATTAAGATTATTAAGAATGGTTCTTATAAGGTTCCCAATTCTTCCTTTACTATCAAGGGTTCTGCAGAAGATCCAGCCGCAGCGATTAAAGTTTATAAGAAAAAAGAAAAAGTTTTTGTGCCAACAGACACAGTTGTAGGACACAAAATTAGTACACTAAGTAAAGTTAATGTAAAATTAAGTAAAAGTGTACAAAATAATACTTTTAGCAAAGGAGGGAATAAAGAAATGGCAGACGAATTAAATGAAGACTTTTCAGAAGAACTTGTTGAAACCCCATCAGAAATTGAGGTTGTTGAAGAGTTTGCTGCTGTGGACTCTGAATTAGTTGATGGTGTTGAAAAAGCCGCAACCGTTTCCGAACTCCCAGTAGACGAACTGGACTTTGCAAAAATGGTTGATACTCTTAAGTCTGAAATCACAGAAACAATCAAAAAGAATTATGCTGATGCTACTAATGCGGCTCAGGACGTTCAGAAATCAATTGACGATGTTAACTCACACATTCAGAAATCTATCGATGACTTTGGTTCAAAAGTTACCGAACTTTCAAGCAATGTTGCAGAAGTTACCAAGATGGTTAGCGATTTGCAGAAGCGTGTAGACGCATACGAAAGTGCAACAGCAATAAAGAAGTCTGGGGATGTTCAGGCATCATCAGATGAAAATAAAATAACAAAGAGCATTTGGCAAGGACACTTCCTCGGTGCAAATAACATTTGATCTTTAATCAATTAAACTTTTTAAAAAGAAGGCAGGTGAAAAAAATATGAGCAACGAACTTTTACAAAAAGTAATCGATACTACCAATCTTGGTAACACTTACACCACAACAGGTACAGGTGGCGATACAATTCCTTCAGGTCTTGGTAATCTCTACCCAGATCAGGCTAACCGCTTCCTTGACTACATGTGGGATGCAACTATTCTCGCAAAGTCATCACGCACAATTCGTATGCGCTCAAACACAACAGAAATTGATCGTGTTTCAGTAGGGCAGAGAATTATGACCGTAGCAATGGAAGATCGCCCAACAGACTGGGTTAATAACCCATCAACTGGTTCAGGTGCATTTACCGCCGCAGGTGCAACTTTCTCAAAGATTTCTCTAACAACTCGTAAACTACGTCTTGACTGGGAACTCTCATCAGAGTCACTTGAAGATAGCATTGAAGGACCAGACTTAGAAGACCATATTGCACGTCTTATGGCTACTCAGGCTGGTAACGATGTTGAAGACGTACTAATCAATGGTGTTGGTCCAGTCAGTGGTTCTGCTGGTTCTTCCGGTTTGATGGGTGCCTTCAAGGGTTTCCGCAGCCTCGCTGCCACTAATGCACACGTTGTTGATGCAAATGGTTATGGCCTAGACAAGTCAGTATTCAATGCTGCTATCAAGGCACTTCCCCGTAAGTACAAGCAGCGTAGAAATCAACTAAGATTCTTTGCAGGTTCACAGTTAGTACAGGATTACCTATACAACCTTACCGCTTCTGGTGGTCAGGTTAATCCATACGATATTGCTTCAGGAATTATCCGTGGTGATGTTGCTGCTAACGATGGTGGCCCCGGCACCACAACACCTTTTGCTTTTGGTATTCCAGTTATCAACGTACCGTTGATGGATGAAACAAGAGATGCATCAGGATATCAGAATGGTGAAGCAGGTTATGCTGGCGTTAGTTCTGCAAGTAGTGTATATGGTGATGTTCACCTTACCTTCCCACAGAACTTTATCGTTGGTATTAAGCGTGATGTTGTCGTTTATCGCGTGTTCCAGCCAAAGAAAGACACAATTGAATACACACTATTCATTCGTGTTGGCTGTGCAATCGAAAATTATGATGCCCACGTTATTGTTAAGAATGTTAAGACTTCTGGCGCAACCGCAGGGTTTAGTCAGTCTTACACAGTTGATAACAAGGTTAACCTTACTGGTGGTTCAGGTAGTTTTACTTGGTAATAATAATCACTATAGATTCAAGGGAGGCAAACGCCTCCCTTGTTTCTTTTCTGATATAATTTTAGAGAAAGAAAGGAAAAAAATGTCTTTTAATAATTTAAAGTTAGTAGAACTTAAAGGCATAGCCGAAGAATTTGGTGTAGACATGCCACAGAAGATTTCTAAAAATGACCTTGTTCTTCTTTTAGAAGAAGAAGGTGTAAGTTACGAAATGTATGAAAATTTTAATAATGCAACTAAAGATGAAGAAGGATTACAAAAAGATATCCAAGAAAAATTTGCAAAACTTAAAGATGAATCAACACTTTTAGTTAAAATGGATAGACCTAATTTTTCTTATCAGGTTGGTCCTTATACATTTACCATGCAACATCCGTACATTGCAATGCCTGAGTCACATGCTCAGAGAATTTTTGATAGAGAACAGGGATTTAGGCCAGCCACTCCTAGAGAGGTTCAGGATTTTTATTCCTAAATGGAGGTAATTTAATTGCAAGAGATTCATAATGGATCTACTCAAACGCTGCAATTTACTATTTTTAAAAATGGTGTTGAAACTGCTGCTGATGGAAGCGTTTCCGTTTCGGTATATGATGTGTCAAGCGTTAATGCAAGCACATCACCTATTGCAACGGGAACTGCTTCTATCACAGATTCTTTAGGAACATATTCTTATCTAATAACACCAACAGTAACATATTTAAATAGAGTTATAAGGACAGACTACTCTTATACATTGGGTGGGGTAGCAACACTTCAATCAACTTATCATGAAATTATAACCCCATACACTACAACATCAGATTTAATTGATTATTATAATCTAGGAACACAGCCGCATGATTTAAATTACAAACCTGTAGAAACTCTTCAACAGTTAGAAAAACTTGCTAGAACTTTAATTCATGGTTATGCTGGTCAGACTTTTGGTAGAAGATACGGTTTTCAGGAACAGTTTGGGACTGGTTCGGATGCCCTGTGGTTGACTGAAAGAATGATTTCGGTTGATCAAGTATATGAAAATGGCGTATTAGTTTATGACACAACTGTAAGCCCTTCAGTAAATTATTTTGGATTTCCAATTGAATTAACACCGACTGGTAAATCAATTAGAATTGTTAATGCTGGTTGGGATGTTCGGTATGACAATCAAGTTGACCCAACTATTTTAAATTATGGAAGATTTAGAAGTTCTACAAGATATAAGGTTTTTGGAACTATCGGTTGGGACTATGTACCTATCGACATTAAACTTTGCGCCACCCTTCTTGTAGGCGATTTGATGGCAAATGACGCTGCTTGGAGGATAAAATATTTAAGTGAAGTGTCTATGAGTGATACTTCATTTAAAA